GTCCTCACACGGGCCATCCCGGTTGCCTGGTTCGCAAGCCAAGACGATGGGGGAAGCATGAAGGGTCCACAACAAATTTCCAACTGTTACGACCATTACTTCCAGGTGTATGCCCTGGAGTTTTTTTATCAGACCCTGCCCTGGCAGTGGTTCAAGGCCCAGGCTATCGCCGAATCCGGCCTCGATCCGACGGCGGTCTCGCCGGTGAAGGCCAAAGGGGTCATGCAGCTGATGCCGTTTACCGCCGCGGAGATAGCGACAAAGCTCGGGATCGACAACGTCGGCGACGTGATCAAGGTGCCGCACGTCAATATCCGGCTCGGCATCGCCTACGACCGGCAGTGCTGGGATATGTGGAAGCGGGAACAGGGCATCGAGCGGATCCGCTTCATGCTCGGCAGCTATAACGCCGGACCGGGGAACATCCTCCGCGCCCAGCAGCTGGCGGAACGGGCCAAGCTGCCCACCGACCGGTGGGAGTTCATCACCATGTCACTGCCGGAGATCACCGGCCGCCATGCCACCGAAACCATCAATTATGTACAGAAGGTCGAGACGGTTTTTGCCTCTCTCGCCACGGAAAAAAAGCAATGAAGGGATGGAAAACATGGCTCGCCGTCGTGTGTACGGCCGGACTTGGCGTGGTGAGTTTGATGAACGGCGATACCGCGGCCGGGCTGCAACAGTTGACTGCGGCGCTGGCCATGATCGGCCTCGGCCATAAGATCGAGAAGGCGAAGAAATAGGCATGGATCAGTTCGACCAGGCCCAGGAGCTGGATGACTATTGGGAGAAGATAGATGCCTGATGCAGCAACGATAGCAGCAATCGCCGGGCTTTTCAGCGCCATGAACGGTTGGACGGTGGGGACGGTGCTCGTCTTCATCTTCCTGGTCTTCGTGATCCTGCCGATCATCCTCATGCGCAGCCTGGTCCAGTCCTTTATCAAGCTTCGCGACGAGGTACGCGGCGCTCTCACCGAACAGCGGACTTTCTACAACAACAACGTCGAGCTGGTAAACGACTATCACGAGCTGAGCCGCGACCTGGCGACGATGGTGCGGGTAAACACCGAGGCATCGACCAGGCTTGCCGAATTGCTCAAAACATTTCTGCAGAGAGGAAGATAATGGGTGTGCCGGAAATGAAGGAAAGGCTTGAGCGGTTCAAGGTAAAGCGCGAGAGCTTGACCATTGAGATCAAAGGGCTCGCCCGTGATATCAGGGAGAAGCTTAACCCGGCGATGGTCGACGATGTCGTTGACCTGGCGGTGTCGGAGGCTGCGACCATGATGGACAGCCTGATCGTCAAGCAAGCCGAGATGATCGCTCTCAGATCGAAGATCTGGGAGCTGGAGGAAGCCCTTGGCTACTAAAGGCGACAAGGCGGTACTCGGTCACCAGGCCATGCGGCTCTATGCCGACGGTTATAGCCTGACGTCGATCGGCGAGCAGCTCGGCGTCTCGGGAACCAGTCTCGCCAGATGGAAGGCGGAGACCAAACAGCCGGGCCAGACCATGGACGAATGGGATCGGGCCAGGAGCCAGAAGCGCGGCAACATTCAGCGGCTGCGGGATCTCTTTGAGGATCAATTGGCTCACCTGGAAGGCTGCAGCGCCGAAGATCGCACCGCCCAGAAGATGGATGCCCTGGCCAAGATGGGTGCGCTCCTTGAGCGCTGGGACAAGATGGAGAAGGCCCAGCGGGTGGCGGAGGAAGTTGTCAAAGAGGCCAAAAAAGGCGGGCTCTCCGACGATACCGTCGACGATATCCGCAGACGCATTCTTGGCATAGGTGAATGATGGAAGTCGGCGCGATCAAAAATTACCGGGCTCCTGCCGTTCTGCTGCCCTACCAGCAACGCTGGCTGGCCGATGAAAGCCGGGTGAAAGTCTGCGAGAAATCGAGGCGAATCGGCTTATCCTGGTCCGAAGCCGCCGACGATACGCTCTACGCCGCATCCGACTCGGGCGGCGATGTCTGGTATATCGGCTACAACAAGGACATGGCCGAGGAGTTCATCAACGACTGCGCGGCCTGGGCCAAGCATTACAAGTTCGCCGCCGGAGCGGTGGAGGAAGAAGTCCTGAGGGATGACGACAAGGACATTCTCACTTATCGAATCACCTTCGCTTCCGGCAACCGTATCGTTGCCCTGTCCAGCCGCCCGAACAACCTGCGCGGCAAGCAGGGTCGGGTAATTATCGACGAAGCGGCCTTCCACGACGATTTGGCGGGACTGATCAAGGCGGCCATGGCGCTGCTCATGTGGGGCGGTCAGGTTCGTATCATCTCCACCCATGACGGCGACGGCAATCCCTTCAATGAGTTGATAAACGACATCCGGGCCGGGCGGAAAAAGTACAGCCTGCATCGGATCGATTTTGATGACGCCCTGGCAGACGGACTCTACAAGAGGATTTGCCTGCGCACCAAGACCAAGTGGAGCCAAAAGGCGGAAGCTGAATGGCGTGAGGCGATGATCACCGATTACGGCGATGACGCCCAGGAAGAGCTTTTCTGCATCCCGTCCCAGGGCTCCGGCACCTACCTCACCAGGGCGATGATCGAGGCCTGCATGTCGCCGGATATTCCGGTGATCCGCTACGAGCAGACCGACGAATTCAACGAGAAGGAAGATTTTTACCGGGCTTCGGTTGTCGAGGCGTGGCTTGAGGAAAACATCCTCCCACTGCTCACCTCGCTCGACCCGGAACGCCAGACGGTATTCGGCGAAGACTTTGCCCGGTCAGGCGACCTCACGATCATGAATCCAGCGCAGGAAACGCAAGGGGCAATCTGGCGGACGATATTTACCCTTGAGCTGCGCAACATGCCGTTCAGGCAACAGGAACAGATCTGTTTCTATATCATCGACCGGCTGCCGAGATTTCATCATGGATCTTTCGATGCCCGGGGTAACGGGCAGTATCTGGCCGAAGTGGCGATGCAGCGGTACGGTGTCGACCGGATCAGCCAGGTGATGCTGTCGGAGAGCTGGTACCGGGAGAATATGCCGAAATACAAAGCCGCCTTCGAGGATAAAAGCTGGCTGCTGGCGAAAGACGCCGATGTTATCGAGGATCACCGGGCCTTCAAGATCATAAAGGGCGTGGCCAAGCTGCCGGAGACCAAAAATACCGGCAAGGACAAGAAGAAACGGCATGGTGACTCGGGGATTGCCGGGGCGATGGCCTGGCATTCGACCTGGCAGGAAGGCGGTGGCGACGGATGGGCCTTCATGCCGGAGACCGCGGCGCGGCCGGTAAGCCATGTGGTGAGAGGATACTGATGCAGAATGATGAATTGCTCCGCCAGATAGCCGACCATAGCAGCGACCCGAACTTTATTCTCGGCCTGTCGGCCTTGCCCAATCCCGACGAGGTTCTGCGCAAGGCCGGGCTCAGTCACAAAGTCTACGACCAGGTGATGACCGACGGCCATGTGATGAGCAAGGTCATCGACCGGCGCGCGGGGCTCCTCCGGAGAGAGTGGATCGTTGACGCGGGCGGCGATTCGGCGGCGGAAAAACGGGCGGCGGATCTCTGCCGGCTGGCCCTGGCGGCGATGGAAGAGCATGGCGAGTATCCGCTCGAGAACAGCCTCGGCTGCCTGCAGGAAGCGGCGCTGCGGGGGCACCGGGCGCTGGAGGTCGTCTGGGGCTATACGGGCGGCGTCTGGCTGCCCGAATTTCTCCGCGATATTCCCAACCGGCGGTTGATCCATACCGGCATTGAGTGGCGGCTGCTCACCACCCACGATCAAAGTTATGGCGTTCCCTTTCCGGACAAGAAGGTGTTGATGGCCACCCATATGGGTAGTACCGACAACCCGTATGGCGAGGCGTTACTGTCCCGCTGTTACTGGCCTTACCTGTTCAAGCATAACGGTCTGACATGGTGGGTGACGCTCGCCGAAAAGCACGGCCTGCCTTGGATCATCGGCAAATTGGGCGGCGCGGGCGACGAGTCTGCCCGGCGCGAACTCCTTGATAAACTGGTGGCGCTGGCGGTCGATCCGGTGATGGTTGTGCCGACGAACGCCGAACTCGCCTTTGAAGGGATGGAAGGGGTGACTCCGGATGTTCATGCCGGGCTGATCAGCCTCTGCAATGCCGAAATCAGCAAGGTCCTGGTCGGGCAGACGCTGTCGACCGAGCTTGACCAGAAAGGCGGGTCGCGAGCGGCAACCGAAACACACAGCGGTTTGCGGGATGAGATAGTCGACGCCGACGGCAAGCTGGTGGCGAGAGTGATGAACCGGCTCTTTGCCTGGATTGCCGAACTCAATCTCGGCCCGAATGTCATCGTCCCCAAATTCAAGTGGGTGGAAGAGTCGGAACCACCGAGGGAATGGTCGCTCATTGCGGCAAGAGCTATCCGCTCTTTGCCTGGACTGGTGCCGAAGCGCTGGGCGTACGACAAATTCGGTATCGGCGAGGAGTATCGGGGCGATGAGGAGATGATTCCGGCGCAGGCGGCAGGTGTGGGGACGAACGGTGGCGACTTTGCGAGAGCGGACGGAGCGGATGATGAATTCACCGAAGAACAGCAGGCGCTCGAGGCGCTCGCGGACAAGTCGATCAAAGAGGCGGTATCGGCTCTTGCGGGCAACGAAGAGAAGATCCTGGCAGCGGTACAGGGTGCAGCCTCCTACGAGGAGGCAATGGATAAGCTGCTTGCCCTCTATCCGGATCTTGAGGTGGCTGGACTCGAGGATGTACTCGCTCGCACTCTTTTAGCCGCCGATATGTTCGGCAGACACACCGGCCAGGAGGAAACCAAGTGACCGTCAGTCTCGCCCCCCTGCCCATGAAGGAAGCCGCCGACTTCTGGCGCAACAAGATCAAGCTCGGCCCGACCGAGTTCGCGAAGCTGTCCGACGAGGCGAAGATCAAGGCCTTCGGCATCTCCGGCATCGCCAAGGGTGACGAGCTGACCACGGTTTATAACGCCCTGCAGAGGGCGATCGAGCAAGGAATCAGCTTCGGCGACTTCAAGAAAGAGTGTGCCGAGATCTTTACCCGGCGCGGCTGGACCGGTAAGCGGGAGTGGCGGGTGCAAAACATCTTCCGGACCAATATTCAAACCGCCTACAACAGCGGCCGCTACCAGAAGCAAAAGGAGAATGCCGAGTATTTCCCTTATCTCCAGTACAACGCGGTGGGTGACCGGCGGACCCGGCCGACGCACGCGGCGATGAATGGCAAGGTCTTTCCGATCAATCATCCCTTCTGGGACACCTGGTACCCGCCGAACGGATACCGCTGCCGCTGCTCGACCCTGTCGCTCACCGAGGGCCAGGTCAAGCGGAGAGGTCTCACGGTTGAGACGGAAGATCCCACCGATACCCCGGTGGAGATCGCCGATCCGAGGACCGGGGCGAAGATGACGGTTCAGCAGCTGCTGCCGGATCCGGGCTTTGCCCATCATCCCGGCAAGGTGTGGCTGGAATCGCTCGGCGAAGCCGTGGCCGATCGTCTGGAGAAATGGCCCGAGAAGGTAGGTAAGGAAGAGCTGGGCCGCATGATCGCCGGCGGTCCGTTCGGCAAGTGGTACGAAAAGCCCTCCGGCAACTGGCCAATCGGCAGGCTGCAGGAAGGCCAGGCTGCGGTGATCGGGGCCAAAACCAGGACGGTAAGGCTCTCGGCGGAGACTGTCGGCAAACAGAAGGTCAGCCATCCGGAGTTGTATGCCGATGAATATCGCTTTGTCCAGGCGGCGATCGACCGGGGTGAGCAGCTCAAGGATGGCGAGCATAACCTGGTCTTCATCCACGAAGAGGACGGCTATGTCTGTGTGGTCAAGTCGACCGTCACCGGCAACGGAGTATTTGTTACCAGTTTTCGGCGCTTATCGCAGGATGAGGCTAAGCGGGATGGCGAGATAGCCAGGTTACGAAGAAAGGGGCAGTGACGGCCAGGGACGGCCTAATGCCGCGGGAGCCAGGGATGGCGGGAGCGGTGATGGGCATGCGGCGGGGCCTCCCCTTCCCGGCGAACCGGGCAACCCCGCATGACGCTCCGCCCAGGTCTTGCAACCGGACGTGCTACGGCCGGGAGAATATCACCGTGTCACGCATGCCATAGCAAAAGTATACAGCCGGACAGCGCTGAAAGCAAGAACGCTGAAAATGGCCTGTGCGCGATTTTCGGGAGTGCCCGACGCAAAGGCCGGAGGGGTGTCCGTCCGGCAAGCACAGAAGATTTTAAACATACTTTAAATGGGGTCCCTGATTTTAGCCGGGGTGCGATTTAAGGGAGAAAAGCGAGATGAACAATTCAGGCCTTAGCCTCACCCTCGATCGCGCCGGTTTCGATGAAACCATGCGCAGGCTGCTGGCCGGGGTTGATGGCTTCAGCGACGTGTCGCCGGCGATAGCTGAGTTGCTTGAAGAATCGGTGCGGCGAAACTTCGTGGAGGGCGGTCGACCGAATAAGTGGCCGGCATCGAAACGGGCGGTTGACCAGGCAGGGTACGGCAACAAAACGGGTCAGACCCTGATAGACAATTCCATCCTCCTGAACTCCTTCACCTCGGAGGGCGACAGGACCAGCGTCCGGGTCGGCACCAATGTCGATTACGCCGCCGCCCATAACTTCGGGGTGGATAAAGAGATCACCCAACAGGTGGATGAACATCTGCGGCTGGTCACCCAGGCCTTCGGTAAGAAATTCGGAAGCCATGGTATAGGCACGTGGGCGACCGTCAAAGAGCATACTCGCAAGGTCCACCTGAAGCTGCCGCAACGGGAGTTCATGCTGATCCAGGCAGGCGACGGGGAGGGTATCCACGATATCATCACCATCAAACTCAACAAACTTGTAAAGGGGAACTGAGATGAAATTGGCAAGCGGCGATTGGACGGAGATCTTCCGGGCCGGCGATTACGGGGCGAAGGGCAAGTATACCGATGCCGATCTGGACCAGATGGTCGTCAACTTCAACAGCTCCGACCAGGTGCCGATCGTGGTCGGCCATCCGGGAACCGACTCCCCGGCCTGGGGCTGGCTGGCCGCAGTGAAGCGGGCAGGCAGCGTGCTGCTGGGCAAGGTCGGCGAGCTGCATAAGGACTTCGCCCGGGCACTGAGCGAGAACAAATTTCGTAACCGGTCGGTGCGGATCGCAAGGACCGCCGCCGGGCCGAAACTTCTTCACCTGGGATTTTTGGGCGCAACCCTGCCCCAGGTGGAGGGCTTGAAACAGACGGCGCAGTTTTCCGGCGACGGGGATCGTGTCGACTATGGCTTCGACCTGCCGGGGCAGGCCGACAACTCAAAGGAGAAAACTATGTTGACCGAAGAGCAGGCAGCCCAGCTGCAGGCGGACCTGAAAAAAGCACAGGATGACCTTGCCGCCGAAAAAGCGGCGAGACAGGCCGACAAAGAAGCGGCCGACCAAAAGGCGGGCGAGGCGAAAGGGGCGGAGTTTGCGGCCTGGGTTGAGACGGAGATGGTCGCCACCGGCAAGCTGCCCGCCGGGCGCCGCGACGAAGTGACGGCCTTCATGCGCAGTCTGCCGGACGGCGATACCGATGATTTCAGCTTTGCCGCCGATGGCGCCACCAAATCGGTGCGGCCGGTGGCGTGGTTCAAAGA